TTTTTACTCCTTTTTATTCTCTATATCATAAAACATATTATCAGAATCTTCTGTGATCCAATCAGCTCCTTCTACTTCCCAAACGGTATTTTGGACTTTATAGTCTGGCCAACTGTTGTCAGTAGTATAACTATTAATGTGCCAAAGAATACGATTGTTAGGCTGAGCAGCATAATTGCCGTTAGCAAGAGCCAGTATATGCGCACACTTGTGCTCTTGAGGAATTTCAGAATGTTCTGTGTTAAGTATATTAGTTTCTGGATGGGCCCAGTCAATAGTAAAAAGATATTGTCCTTCATAGAATTTCTTATCTTTACCACGAAACTTGCCTTCTACACCAGAAAGAAAATCAAACACATGAACAGAAGGCCAATAACTAAAACAATTCCACAGTTGAAGCTCGTCAACTGACATATCCGGCACTTCGGATCTAGAAAAACGTTTTTGGAAAAACGCGCTGATAGGCAATCGATAGTAGACCGCACCATTCGGGAGCATGATGTGAAATAAGATAGCGCGTCCTGATATACTTGCGATACCAAAAATGACGCATTCTTTTTCGCCCGTTCTCGTTGGATCCATGTCATATAAATACTCTTCGCGAACTTTACAATAAATCGGCGGTATATTTGCGTTAAGATATGCCATATTTTAATCCTTATATTATCCATTGATATCTCCCCATGTCTTACCAGACTCGTAGTCAACTTTATTTGGGACAGCTAGTGTAACAGCATTCTCCATGATTTCAATTATCTTTTTTGCTTGTGCTTCTGATTCTACAGAAATATCTAATTCATCATGAATTTGAATGTGTGGTATAATGCCTTCATTATATAAATCTAACATTGCTTTCTTTGTCATGTCTGCAGCACTACCTTGTATTAATTTATTTAATGCTTTGTAAGTAAATGCTCTTTTTATTCTTCCTCTTCCATAAGTTCTTTCAGCTTCTTCTAAGGACATAGGTGTATGCATTCCAAAAGTATTAGGTTCCCATTTATTAAATCTACATCTACGTCCTAACAAAGTTCCAATGGATCCAGATAATTGAGCGTGTTGTGATGTTCTATTCATTAATTCTTTTACGAAAGGTACATTCTCATGGTATTGATTAAATAAATTTTCAGCTTCTGCTTTCGTAGATAAACCAAGTTCAGCTTGAAGTTTCGCTTTTCCCATTCCATAAAATAATCCTAAGTTAATTGTTTTAGCATTACTCCTAGATATTCCCGCCATGTCTGCAACGGTTTGGTGAAAGTCTACGGAATCATTTTTAAATTTTTCTACAATCTTAGATACCGATTCATCATACATAATAGGATCGGTTGTTGCTGCATAATGAACAACCAATCTTGGTTCTTGTTGTGAATAGTCAAAACATCCCCACATATGTTTTTCTTCTGGAATAAATAAAGATCTAATTTTAGGTCCTAGATCCTTGTTCCTCGCTGGAATTTGTTGGAGATTTGGATTGGAATAACTAAATCTCCCTGTAACAGTTCCTCCCTGGTCTGATCGTATGGGATTAATATCTGCATGAATCCTACCTTTATGTTCATGTTTTAAAATAGTATCTATAAAAGTTGTATGTGCTTTATTAATTTCTCTTGCCTTAGCAATTTTTTGTACTAGAGGGTGTTGGTGCTCGGATAAAAAATTTTTAGTAAAGGAAGGTGCATTTGATTTTTCTGTTCTTTCATAATGTAATTGTAGTTTATCAAAAACTTGTGCAATACTTCTTGCGGCCCAAATCTGTGGCTCAATACCTGTTTCTTTTTTTACTGCAAATAATAAGTCTTGTTCTTCTTTTATCATTTCTTTCTTTAATCTTTGTGCTGCCTCTATATCTACTCGTACTCCTTTAAATTTCATATCAATTAAACATGGAAAGAGTTGTGTTTCTAAATCAAATATTTCAGATAAATTTTGTTTTTGTATTTCTCTAGATAAAACTTTAAATAATTCTAAAGTTAGTTCTGCATCTTTTTCTGCATAAGCTCCAACATACATAGCTGGAAGTTTATACATTTCAGATTTAGCATCTACTCCTGCAGCTTCTGCTGCTTCTTTTAATCCTTTTTCATCTTTTACTTCTCGTAAATATTCAAATGCAATACTATTTAATGCATAAGATAATCTATTCTCATCAATTAAAGAGGACATTACCATCGTATCTACAATGAAACCATTAATTTGAATATTGTATGCTCTTAACCAACAGACATCATACATTGCATTATGAAATATTTTTGTATTGTTTGCTTTACAAACATCTTTCACGTAATCTAATACAATTCGTTTATCTAAATTTCCTTCTCTATGTCCTATGGGATAATAACCAGACCAACCATCCACAGCTAAAGCAATACCAATAATTTCACCTTCACCTATTACTGCACCGGATCCTCTTGTTTTTAGATTAGGATCTCTAGTTTCTAAGTCAATAGCTACATAATTATATTTAGATAAATCAGGAAAAGTTTCCGGACATGTCCATTCAGTTGCTGCTTCAAACATAATGTATCAATACTACTATGGTTACTAACATGGCAAAACTCATTTACGTAATCTCTCTATTTCTAATTCACAGTAATGAATAATTTTTTTTAAATCTTCAATACCATTTTTATCTTTATAACGAACTACATACTTTATAACATTGCCTTGAAAAAAAGACAAGTTGTTGGATGTAATAAATGTATAAGGTTGAATATTATGTTTAGCATAATGGTTTCCTCCTTCTTGTCTATTAGATGGAAATACACTTTCCATATCTTCTTTTGTTGTCATATGATTTCTTCTCCTATGTTGTATTGATATTCATAACCTTGATTCATTATGAATAAGTTTTCTTTGGCTCTTGTGACACCAACAAAAAATAATCTATGTTCGGTATCTTTATTTATTTGCGCTGCTTCATAAATAATTCTTTCTAAGTCTGTAAACAAAATGACATTTTCTGATTCTTCCCCTTTTACAGAATGTATTGTAGATAATTTTATTCTTGCAGGTTTACTTAGATCCTCGCCGCTCGCTACTAGGTCCTGGATATAATCTTTTTGATAGTCTTTAAATTGTAATACGTTCCAATCTCCATGAGCAATCAGTCCATGATCCAATCGTAATTCATCCATGTCTACACTGTCTATGTTGGCTAGAGACTTGCCTCCGGAAAAACCATACTTCACATCTCCATTCTCATATTTTAGATACTCATAAATATTTTGAGCTTCTTCTCCCGAGATGCTTGCACCTTTAGATAATCGGTTCCAATCGTTAATAGCTCGAATCACATCTAAAGGCAATAAGTCATTGAATTTACTATCAAATCTTAATCCTGTATTTTGTAAGATAGGTACTAAATTTTTCATTTGATCATTGGTTCTAGTTAAAATCATCCATTGACCTTTACTAAAATCAATATCTTCTATTTCTAAATTTTCTATAACATGTCCTTCTGCTTCTCTTGGTTGCCAAATCTTATCTCTTCTTTCTTCAATATTATCTAAAATAGATAAAGCAACTTTATGAATAGCACGAGGTACTCTTCTGGATTGTGTTTGATGATCTGGAGTTCCTTCTAAGTTAATAAATATTTTAGGATCTGCTCCTTGAAAGGCATAGATGGCCTGATCGTCATCCCCTGCAACGTATGATCTTTTACATTGAGACTCAATATAAAAAAACATATCCCATTGCAGAGGATTTAGATCTTGGGCTTCATCAAGAAAAATTACGTCGAGGGATGGACATAATTGTTTCTCAACAAAATCGGAAATCATGTCTGAGAATTCAAACATGTTATAATCTTTTTTATAATCAATAATATCTTGATTGATTTGTTCTAATAAAGGTTCATTAATAAAATCTATTAAATCTAATTTGATAGCAGAATCTTGTAAACTCATTTTCGTACAACGAGAATATTCTATAATTTTCATGTATTGATTTTTATATTCATGAAAACCATTTTCTCTTTGCACTGTTTCAAAATGCATATCTGTGTGTCCATATTTATTTTTAAATGCATTCCAATTGTTATCTTTCAATAATTGTGTAGTTGTATCTATGCTTAACATTTTAGTTCCCATAGAATGCATGGTACAAATCCAATCAAATTCAAACGTTGGATATTCTTTTTGTATTCTTTCTTTTGCTTCATTCGCTGCAGCATTACTAAAAGTAATATAACAAATTTTTTTAGGATCTGTTTTATTGACAATTAATTCATTATATAAATGCTTATGAATTAACGTATGTGTTTTTCCGGTTCCAGGTGGACCCGCTATAACGGTTCTCATTCAAAAGGTGCTGCTTTCTTTTCTATTCTTTTTGGTGTATACTTTTCGACTTCAATTTTTTCTACTGTCCAAAGTTTAACACTTTTCCATTTATCTTTAATTTGAATATCTTTTGATATTTGCTTGCCTTTAAACAATTCTTCCACTAATCTTATTGTCTTATTTTTTGGATAAGTTTTATCTGGCCAGCTTTTACTTCTAATAATAAACTTCCAAAGATCTTTAAATTTAAAATGACTAACACCATTCTCAGTAAATGGTTTACTTTTAAATACATCTTCTAATGTTTTACCATCACGACTAATAAATTCAGTTAACAATTCTTTTAGTTGTATATCTATTTTAGTATCATCCGGTGCTTCTAAGGTATTCATATTCTTCATTAATTTAGCTATCATCTTTCTCCAAATTAATTTAGCAACTGGAAGTAATGGTGTTCCAAGTTCTGTCATACAAACTACACTAAATTTTTCTGGATCATGTAAAGTAGGTCCATCTACTTCTATTGTTTCTTCATCTACGGTTACAAAAAATATTGGTGGATCTGATGGATATTTTCTAATGTTAGTAATAGAAGGCATTCTAACTTCATCCCCTTTTCCAAATTGTTTTGCATAACAAATTCTTTCATCACAAAAATTACAAATAGGTTTATCTTTACATTTGTAATCATAATCTTTTTTATTTAATTGATTCTTGACTCTCGTAATATCGTCTGATCGTAAGGGAGGTTTAATAAATTTCTCCTGGTTATAATCTTCTAATCTTTTTTCCCAGTTCGTTGGATCTGATTTTTTTAAATACACTCCAATATTAAACAAACCATTATCACGACCTGATGCTGCAACATCTCCATTCCCTTCAATGATA